ACTACGAGATCAAGCACACGCCGTCGCTTCTCGTGATCGGGCCGAAGCTGGAAGAGAACCGCTCGAAGCGGAACTCGGAAAAGCGCGTCGAGGTGGACCGGGACAATCTCTCCTACACCGAGCGGAACTGGCCCCGGTACTACCAACTGGATTTCGACTTCGTTCTCACGGCGGCGAACGGGATGGAACTTCTCGAACTCCAAGAGAAAGTCATCGCGTTTTTTCTGGACAACCGGGAAGTCGCCACCGCCGAATGCGTTTTCAAACTCCAGGAGATGGTTCCCATCGGCGGGCTTGAGCGCCCGAACCTTTCCAATCTCCGGCAGGCGTCGGGGCGATACCGCATCGAGGATGTGGAGGTCTTCGACCACGATGTGTTCGAGGGCAAGATCGTCCTTTATAGGTATTTCCGACTGTGTGATTTTGGTTCGCGCAGATTGATCGAGACATACAAGCCAGACGAAACGAGGTGAACCATTGAAAAATGTAATTTTGAAAAACAACTCCGGCGCGCTGCTTACGGTGAACATCGGCCAGGGTCGCGGGCTGCACATCCTCGCCGGTGAATCGAAGTCCGTCCCGGCATCCGCGCTCGAAGCCCCGGATGTTTCCCGGCTGGTGAAGCGCGGCTACCTTGCGGTCGTCGAGGAACAGCCCCCTGCCGCGCCCGAGAAAAAGAAAGGCAAATCCTGATTCAGGAGGTGAATCTCCATGCCCGAATATTTATCCCCCGATATCTTTGTCGAGGAGAGGGAAAGCAACCGGCACACCATCGAGCGCGTCAGCGCATCGGTGGCCGCGTTTTTCGGGATCGCCGAGCGCGGACCCGTGGGCGTTCCCGTCCTCATCACATCCTTCGCGCAGTTCAAGCGTGTTTTCGGCGGTTACATGCCGAACAGCTACCTCGCTTACGCGGTGGACGGGTTCTTCAAAAAGGTTAAAGGCCGTTGCTACGTGGTGCGTGTCGTGCATTACACCGATATCACGGACGCGACAACCGCGACGTGCGCAACCAGCGCGACCACGCTGAACGACCGTGCCGCGACGCCTGAGCCGACGCTCCGCGTGAAAGCGATCTCCCCCGGTAAATGGGGCGACGATGTTTCCATCAAGATCGCGCCCGCAACATTCGATCCGGCGAACCACTTCCGGATCAAGGTCTACTTCAAAGGCGTCTTCGTGGAGTCGCACAACGACCTGTCGATGATCCCGACATCGGAAAATTACGCCAACGGACGCGTCCACGGCAAGTCCGAGTACATCGACATCGAAAATCTGTACAGCGCATCCGCCGCTCCGGAAAACCGGCCCGCGGAAGGAACGTATCCGCTCACCGGCGGCGAGGACGGTCTCACCGATATCGGCGATGTCGATTACGCGGGAAGCCAGGCGTCGCGTACCGGCGTGTTCGGGTTCGATCCAGTGGACGAGATCAACATCCTGTCCTGCCCGGGCGTCACCACACAGACCGTCCAGAACGCGCTCTGCACTTATTCCGAAATGCGGCAGGATTTGTTTGTGATCCTCGATCCGCCGGTCGGCATGAACGTGACCGAGATCAAGGAGTACGTTCAGGACACGGCGGCATTTAACTGCAAGTACGCCGCAACGTATTTCCCGAACATCAAAATCCTCGACCCGCTTTCCCGGAGGGAAAAGATTGTCCCGCCGTCCGGCCAACTCTCAGGCATCTACGCCAAGACGGATGTCGTGCATGGAGTGCATAAGGCTCCCGCGGGCATTGAGGACGGCGCGTTCGTGGATGTCCTCGGTCTTGAATATCCGCTCGACAAGGGACAGCGCGACACGCTGTATCCGGCGCGCATCAATCCCATCATTAAAAAACGCGGCGTGGGTGTCGTTGCATGGGGCAACCGCACTCTGTCCGCTCTTTCCGACTGGCGCTCGATCAACGTGCGCCGCCTGTTCCTGAATGTCGTCGAGTCCATCGCGGAGGGAACCGAGTGGGCTGTGTTCAAACCGAACAACATTGATCTGTGGCGCGACCTCAACACCACCCTCACGCTCTTTTTAAAGGAATACTGGCGCGATGGCGCGTTCTTTGACGGCGGCACGGGCAACTGGCGCGACGCCTTCTACGTGAAGTGCGACGGCGAGTTGAACACACAGGCGATCATCGACGAGTACAAGGTCGTAACCGAGATCGGCATCGCCCCGACAAAGGCCGCTGAATTCGTGATCTTCCGCATCACGCAGTGGGACGGCGGACGCTTGCTGGAAGAGATTTCCGGCTCGGCATAACTGTCACAACGACATTCTGAAATACGGAGGTGAAAAACATGCCCATACAGGGAACCGCAATCAATTACTGGGACAAGTAGTGCGCCAGGCCAAGCTGGCAATGACCCTGTCGGGTGAGAGACCCGACGCTCAACGCGCCGCAGCGCGGGGAGGAAAGCAGATTGATGAGGCGAATCGAGTGCCTTCGACAAGCCATAAATCAGCAGAATCAATCAAAGCCGGGGAGCGCGCAACTTCCGATGTGCGGACTCGCCCGGCCAGCAAGTCTGTTATGGGTAGGAATACGAACCGATGAATGAAGTCTCGTTACCAGTAACCCCGCCAATGCGGAAGTGGGCGGGAAGGCAATGTGCCTTGATGGAGTGCTTGATTCCTCTTACTTGCTGGAATCAGGGGGCTGACGGTGTGTTCGTCAGTCAGTTCGGCGGCATGGCTGTGGTTGCCGCGAATCGGAATCCATCCGGGATAGAGTCGGGCCCTAAAACAGACAAGGGGTTGTTGTCGGAACCTGGGAACCCTGCCGGTGCTTCCTTCGGGATGACCAAGGCGACTGGTGAACGCACCAGCAGGGGACGGAGTCTCCGTAGTAGTCCGAGGGCGGGAAAGCCGTCCACATGGCGAAGGGAGACAGTGAATACAGTAAGCAGGCAGGAGGGAGACATATTATGTCCATCTCGGTGAATACCGGGGGCATCCTCGACATGCAACGCAAACTGTACGTGTGGAGTCGGAATAATCCTGAGAAGGTGTTTTCCGATCTGTTCAATTTGGTATGCGACAGACGCACGCTCATGCTCGCATGGAAGCAACTCTCCAAGAATCAGGGGAGCCGCACACCGGGCGTTGACGGGCTGACCTGCCGCAAGATCGAAGATCGACCGGGAGGAATCGCAAACTTCCTCGAAGATGTGCGCGAGGAGTTGCGGAAAGGAACTTACCAGCCACAACCGGTGCGGGAACGTTTGATCCCCAAGCCGGGCAAGCCGGGGAAGTTCCGGCCTCTTGGAATCCCAACGATCAAAGATCGCCTCGTGCAAATGGCACTGAAGATTATCCTTGAACCCATTTTCGAAGCGGATTTTTATCCGACATCGTATGGGTTCCGCCGTGGGAGAAGCACCCTCGACGCGCTCGCGATGATTCAGCGGCACCTAATGCCGACAAGAGTCGGGGACTCGCCGATTGAATATGTCATCGAAGGCGACATAAAGGGATGCTTCGATTCCATAGACCATCACAAGTTGATGCAGAGAATCGAGCGTCGTGTCCGCGACCGCAAGGTTCTGCGGCTCATTCTCTCATTTCTCAAGGCAGGGATACTCTCAGAAGGGGAAATCCGCCATCCAGTGACAGGAACACCGCAAGGTGGAGTGCTCTCGCCACTCCTCGCCAATATATTCCTCACGGCGATAGACGAGAGATACAAACGGTGGACACCGTCGCCTTACGAAAATCCGCTGAGAGCAGCCGAAAGGCGCATCAGAAGCCGGAAAGCCGGAATCCCCTCGCTCTTCATCGTCCGATATGCGGATGATTTCGTCATCCTCGTTACCGGAACAGAGAAGGACGCCGTTTGCGAGAAAAACGCGCTCTCCGAGTTCCTTGAAGAAGAACTCGGCCTGTCGCTATCGGTGGAGAAAACTCTTGTGACAAAGGCGGAATGTGGTTTCGACTTCCTTGGTTACCACGTGATTAAGTCTCCCGCGCTGGCAACAAAGAAGCTGGTCGGCAAACTGCTTATCCCGAAAGGGAAAACGCAACTGCTGAAACACCGCATCAAAGCCATGACCGGAAGTTCCACAACCGGCATGTCGCTTGAGGAACTCCTTAAGACGCTGAATCCGCTCATCGCCGGCTGGCGGAATTATTACCGCTATGCCGTTGGAGCAAGCCGCACCTTCCATACGCTGGACGATTGGCTCTGGCATCGCATCCAGCTTTGGCTTCGCAAGAAGTACAAAAAGGCGACGTGCCACGAAATCCGGCGCAAATTCATGTGCCGCGAGAGCGCGACGCGCTGGATATGGGGAGAAGGACAAACGCAGCTTGATCGGTTTACCAAAGGCGGAACGGCGAGATACCGAAACAGAGGCTACCGAATATCGAACGGATGGAACGACGATATGGATGACGTTCACTTCTACAATGAAGCCGCACGCAACATATCAGGATTCACCATACTCGGAGAACATCTCTGACAACACACCGGGGATATGCACTATCCCTGTTCATGGAAAGCCGGATGCTGGGAAACTGGCACGTCCGGTTTGGGGAGAGGGCCGGAAAAACCTGCTGTTGAGAAACAGCAAGGCGTTCTTGCCCTACTCTACCGCTTTCATCGTGAAGATCGACGGCGTGGTCCGCGCGGCGTTCAACAAGTGTTCGGGGCTGAAGGCCGAGGCCGAGGTCATCGAATATTCCGAGGGCGGCGCGCTCACGCCGCACAAGCAGCCGGGCACGATCAAGTTCGACGACATCGAACTCGAGCGCGGCATGACGGACGACGACGATCTCTACAACTGGTGGACCGAGATTTACAACCACTCGTCCGGCACCGGCTCCGCCGATGAACGGAAGTACAAGCGCAAGGTGACGATCATCCAGAAAGACCGCTCCGGCGCGGAACTGACCCGCTGGGTCATCCCGAAAGC